TACGGCTTCCGTTAAACCGAGGTTTTGCACATTCTGGTTTAACTGTATCCAGGTGAAATTCGCGTCGGCAGGAACGGTGTAGCGAATACCCATCCAGACATTTCCCGAAACACTGGTTGCCAGAATACAACTGCCATTTGCGGTGTCACGTTTTGCCAGAACTTCCAGGAAGAAATAATCGTCAGATGGCAGAACAGTGATACCGGTATTGTTTCTGGCAAAACGACGTGCGCCTGACGGCAGGTTGTTCAGGTCATCGGCGGTGCTTATCCACATGACACCCTGCACGGCAAGGCCGGTCTGGGTGTCGTCGATGGCTTTTTTGGTGGCGGCAAGGCCCACATCTTCCGGGGTGGGTTTGTTCAGGGTGTTGAAATCCCTGAACCAGGTGTATTTTTCCGGTATGCTGCGCCAGCCACCATCAAATTTTACCCCTGTCCATCCTTTGTCTGGTGAGTCGATACACACCAACCGGATGACCCCACCTTTTCTGTTGGGACTATCACTGGCTTTACTCAGTTTTCCGGTCACATGAATGTAACACCAGCCGCTATCGGGCAAAGGTCCGCCAGCACTCCGGTTCTGACATATTGCCATATACCCGGCAGGGAGCGCGTCTAGGTCTTCCTCCGTCGTTAGTATGAGGGCAGGGAGAGCACCCTCGCCGAGGTGCGTTTCTTCCACTGCTTTTTTGACGTTAGTCAGGGTGAGGTTGTTCAGGGCCAGTGGGATGCTCTGAAGGTCGGACAGGTTACGGGCTTTAGCCAGTCTTTCATTCGCGTTATCCATCGCGATTTTGACCGCTTTTGGCGTGGCGGCCATTGTTTCGTCCAGACTGGTAACGCCGCTGTAGAGCTTAACGAAGCCCTTGTCGGTCAGGGTGGCGTCAGGATGGTTGCGTGATTTTTCGTGTTCGGCCAGCGCATTGTTTGCGTCCTCAAGGCGTTTTTTCAGCCACTGCGTGCGGTTGGCCAGCTGTTTCTGTGGTCTGTTTGAGAGACCTTCCGGGCCACCTAATACAGGGTCAGACGTCTCTATCTGATAGACGTCCTCATCCCATTGTTCGAGTTCAGTCAGTTTGCCCATAATCAGGCGCTCCCGTGGTTGTATGTCCCGTCATATCGGGCGGTGTTGTTGTAACGGATGGGGGCAGACACAAAATCAAGACTCGCCAGTTCACAACGTGCAGGCGCAAAGGCCGCCAGCGTTTTTCGCATCAGCCGGGCCTGATCGTTCGTAATCGCCTGACTCAGTTTGATGCGATATAACGCCCAGTGCGTGTCTGCTGGCCATTTAATGGCGATAGCCGGATCAAGCCCGTCACCCCCTTCAATAATCTGCACTTCACCAAAGCCCAGACTGCGAATAACCTGCCGGACTGACCATGGCGTGCCTTTGTAACGAAACAGCTCAATGGCGTTTTTGATGAGTTCCCGCTTTGCCTCATCAGACTCAGCCAGCTCCCAGCCGTTATCACCCGTCAGCGACAATTGACCGGCAAGCCAGGGCAACGCTGAGATTTCTGTCATATCGATGAGATAAACCAGTAGCGGCGTCAGGTTGATACCGGAGAATCGCTTTTCAGCAAGTCTCGCCAGCGTGGCAAAGCGTCTGTCTGCAGCCAGCGGCGGGGCCAGTGGCAGAATGTCTTTATCAGCCATGAACTTTTCCCCCAGGTGTCAGACGAATGGAGGTACAGTGTGCCCACTGCGTTTCAGTCAGGATTTGTTCTGTCAGGGAGTTCAGCGTCACTTTGTATATCCCCGGAACAGACAATGCCGCTGATATCTGGCTGGGAATAATGTCCCGGCCAAGACGCGATGACTGAAGGGTTTCCCACTCAGTGATGGCTTTCGTTGCCTGCTGAATGACTGCCTGCTCATCCTGATCGCCGTACACAATCAGCGTGGCATTAATGGCGTAAACCACCTCATCCGGCAGGCTGGTGATAACGGTATCCGTAAGCGGACGTATTTTTTCGTCAGAACAAATGCCGTCAACCGCATCAAGAATGATCTGATCCGGCAGACCGTATGACATCAGCGGCGTCAGTTTTACCGTGCCGGGCCGTGGACGCGTGACGGCCACATCAACAATATCCTGATGTGCAGACATCGCGTGGAAACGGTACGCCCCCTTTGAACCTGCGTTACTGAAAGACTCAGGAGCGAGAATGATACGCTCGCGAAGGTGATCGTCACTTTCCGCATCCGCGCCGCCAGAACTGGGGGCGACGGCCACGACCTGAAAATCCGCACCGTCAATATCATCCAGCAGATTGCTGATTTGCGCCGGTTGCCAGCCGTTACCGTCAGTACCCGCCGCGGTACAGGTCGCGCGAACCTGTACACTGAGCGCTCCGGCCACTAAAAGCACATCACTGTCGGTGGCAAAAATTACGCTGTCGGTGGCGCTGACGCGGGTGCCTGCAGGAATAAGAATATTGGTCGCAGGCGCTTCCTCGACGCTGAAGTGCAGCGTGGCCTGCGCCGGAATGGCAGGTAAACGAAACACCCCGACCAGATGACCGAGATAATCAATCATCGGGGCGCGGGCTTTGGCCACCAGGTTCTGTCCGGCCACGTCCTGAATAATGGTGCGTACCAGCGATTCGCGGTAGACCACCATATTGATGAGCAACATCTCATCATCAGCGGGATACAGCTTTTTACCGGACTCTTTCTCGTACCAGTCGATAACCTCGCGGAGAATGACCTCCGGGCGGGTTTCCAGAAAGACCGGTTCAGCCAGTGCTAACGCCATTTGACCTCCGTATGCTCTTCACCGCCACTTTGCAACCGCCAGCTCACGCGCAGCGTGACGTGTTCGCCCGCGATAACAGGCTGTACGCGCACATTCAGGCAGCGGGGTTCCCACCGGCGAATCGCGTCCACTGACTCGCGGATGACGTTTGGAACTGCGCGCGGAACCGGCCAGTCCAGATAACGCCACGCATCGCTGCCAAATTCCGGTCGCAGCGGGTCGCTGCCTTTCGGGGTCGACAGAATGGTTCTGATGCACTGCGCGACGGAGGCGGCACCGGTCACGCGACCATCGCGGCCCAGTGCGGGTTGCCACCACAGCGGCTGTGATTGTGAAGAACTGTTCGTATTCATGCCGACAGTGTCGGGGATACGGGGGACGGGAAGTATTAAAGCGCTTTAAATAACGCAGCAGCCCCGCATGGCGCAGGGCAGCAGGAAGGTGCGTTATTATGATGGAGGGCCGGTAGGCGCACCATTATGACCTTTCGGGTGTTCGTGGCGTTTCAGTGACGTACCTCCAGCAGAAATGTCGCCAGTAGCCGTCAGACTGCCGGTAATAGTCGCCGCCGCACCACCTGCACCACCGGAAATCGACATGCCGCCCTTGCCGGTAATACTGCCTTCAACCAGCAGATTTTTCTTTATCGCCGCATTGCCGGTGATTTCAGTTTCGGGGCTGTCAATCGTGGCTTTCTTCGTTTTGACGGTCGCTGAATCACTGGCATTGACGGTGGCCGCTTTCGTTCTGATGGTGGCGCTGTTCTGGGCAATAACGGTAACCTGCGTGTCGGTCTGCAGGGTGATATCGCTGTGGGTGGTGATGGTCAGCGTCTTTATCGCACCGCCGATGGCCATCGCGTTATTTTTGCGATCGTACTCAACGAACGTTCCGTCAGCAAAGTCAGTACGGCGTTTATCGGGGTCACTGATGACCGGCTTATCCTTACCGGAATACACCGCGCCGAGAATCACCCCCTCGACGCCGTCAGGGGTCATCAGCACCTTCACCTGCTCGCCGATGTCTGGCATGCAGTAATCCTTATTTCTGTAAGTATTGTTCTGCATGACATCCAGCCACCAGGTGCGAAGGTTATCATGATCCGGCAGACGAACGCGGGCGCGAACGTTCGCCGGATCGATGGCACTGACGGTGCCGGTCGCAAATATCACGCCGTTCATCGTGTCGAAATCCTCTTGTCAGCCTTAACCTGTTCGGTGGTGTTGTCCGCCTTAAAGACGGTCAGGGTTCGGGTCTGTTTTTTACCTTTGCCCGCCTTGTGTTTCAGACCGCGCGCAATATCGATATCGGTGGTCAGCCCACTGCTGCGCACAAGAGAATGGCGCGCGCTGATAATCAGCCATTTGCCGTCAGATTTACCAAAACCGGATAATGTGACGCTACCACCTGCCCGTAACGACAAATCCCCCTCAAGCGACAACGTTCCGGCATGCTTGTACTCGTTTTTACTGTCCAGCTTCGCTTTACCTTTGGCGCGGGATTCATCAGGATTTGACGCGCGTTCATATGTATTCAGTGTATCCACGCCAGCGCTTTCTTCAGGCAGGCGGAACGGAACCTGTACCTGTGCCTGCGTTCGCTTTTCCTGACGGGTATCTTTCGTTCCATCGGCTTTGTAGGTCACAAGCGTTCGCGTCTGGCTGTTCTGGTGCCTGTTCTTCACACCCTTATAGACTTCATGCAGGGTGTCGCGCAGGGTAAAACGGCTGACCTCCTCCGGCGTGATGGTACGAATGACCGGTGCATCCCGAAGCTTACCCAGGTGAGAAAATATCAGTTTTTCCGGGGTGACCTTGACCATATAGCCGTAGTCCTTCGCCAGGCGTTTGAGAAACGCCAGATCGGACTCGCCGTATTGGGTGATCCGCTCAAGGGTCAGCGGCTCAATCTGCCCCTCCAGTTTCAGCTTGTGCTTGCGGGCAATACGCCCGGCAATGGCCGCAAGCGTGGTGTTCTCAAAGCCCCGGTTTGATTTGGTGCGCATGGCGCGGGTCACGGTTGCCGAACGCCCCCGGATACTGACGCTGTCAGGCGGGCCGGAGAGTTCAATTTCATCAATGGAAAACCCGCCGCAGTCGGTCAGGGGCCTACCCTGAAAACCAAGTTGCAGGGCGAGCGTGTCACCCATGCCCGGATACCACGCATCACGCCAGCGTTGTTCGCTGTCTTCCAGCTCCACTTCCAGTTCGTCACTTTCCCCGCTCAGTTTGTCGGTGAAGGTGATACTGGTCGCATATGCGGTGATGTCGTGCGTGATGTCCTTTAAATTGTACCGCAGCACAAAGACCGGCTCCGGCACCGGTAACGTGTTCATCGCAGCCATGGGGGTAACTCCTCCGTCACATCACCGGTGTCAATCACCGGGATAGCCAGACGCAGTCCGCCCGGCAGGACTGGCGTCACCGCAATATGCGGATTGGCCAGCACAATACGACCATAACCCATCGGGTCGGCGTAATAACGCCAGGCAATGTGATCCCAGCGTTCACCCTCCGTGGTGATGTGCTCCAGAAAAATGTCGTTCTTGTCGCTCATCGGTTACATGCTCCGGGTGACCATTCGTGATGCCAGTTTGCTGAGATAAACCGAGTTATCCGTCATCACTGAAACCGCATCCCCCACGGCGCTGGCCACGCTGTCGAACGTGCCGGGAAGGTTCGCGGGATGCTTCAGGTCGATACGCTTTAAGGTGTCAGCGCCACCGTCAATCAGCGAGACTATCTGACCACCTGCGCGGGCCATTCTGGCCGCTTCCGGTAACTGCGCGCTCAGCCCTGTCAGTGCAGGAAAGGCCTTCTCCAGCGGCCCGGTGACGTTATTCAGGCTGGTTATCATGCCGGGAATACGACTCACCGCCGCCACAGGATTATCCTTAAACTGGCGGGCCACGCGCACCACGTTCGAGGCGGTACTTAACGCCGACTGTGCGGTACGCGCCGCCGTGACGGCGGTATGCAACAGGCCGGTGATGCCGGTCGCCTGCTGCAGGGGTTTTGTGATAGCCCCCACGCCGGAGAGGGCGGATTTTACCGCCACCGGCGTCGGTGGATTATTCGGATCGCCCGTAAACTCCCGCAGCGTCAGCGTGACGGCCAGCGCCTGAATCTGGCCATCGGGTGTGGCAAGCGTGATATTTCGGGTGGCGTCGGTGATGACAAACCAGCCGGGGTAGTCCGTCCCGATAACCACGGCCAGCGCCTGATGCGCCAGCCGTGCGGCGTTAATCTGATTCCAGACGCTGGCAGGTTCGCAGTAGCGAAAATGCAGCACAAAGCTCCAGCTGTATTCATCAAGCTTACCGCCGATATACTGCAGCCCCGGCTTGCCGCTGATGCGATCAAGTTCGGCAAAGTCACTGCCGTAAGTCCCGTCCAGTTTGTCGGGGGAAATACCGGTGTTAATTTCAATATCACCCAGTAATGCAAACATATCTCACTCCTCACGCATCAAAGCTGCGGCGCTGTTTACGGCGAATGATTTCATCAAGCAGACGTTCAAGCTCCGGCAGGTTCTCTTTTAATGCCTGCTTTATCGCGTCCGTTGTTAATGTGCCGGGCGTCGCTTCCTTTATATGTACTGCCGGGGAATAGATCAGATGAATTGCCGGAGAGGATTCACCACCACCTGCAGTGGCACCGCGTGGAATATCGGCAATAAACGGCACTGCCGGAATGCGGGGCGAACGCAGGTTGTCGGGCATGATTTTAGCGGCCAGCCCCTTTGCGGCCTGCTGCGCTTTCCATGCCGTATTGTTGATACCGAGCTGCAGGCCCTCAACGATATACCCGCCGTACCCCATAAAGACGCGGGAGGGACTGTGTATTTCAGTTTCACCGGTAAAGAAGCCTTTAATACCGTCGGTTAATTCTTTAAAGGTATCCTTGACGGAGTTCCATTTGTTTTTAATTCCGTCTGTCAGACCGTCAATAATATTTTTGCCAAAGTCGGTAAAGTTTTTCGGCAGGTCTACGCCAAACCAGCTCATGACCTCAGAAAAGACCTGCGTAAATAATCCCAGCGGCGACCAGTTAAGAATTAATTCACCAATACCCAGCAGGCCACCATCAAATGCCGTCTGAATATCCTGCCAGCGGTCGGTAAAGAAGCCGGTAATGGATGACCAGATTTGTGTGCCGATATTTTCAATCCCCGTCCACAGGCGGGTAAAGAAACCTTTAATCGGCTCCCAGTAGCGGTAAATAAGGAAGGCAGCAACGGCAATGCCGGTAATCAGCAGCCCGATGGGGTTCATCATTAAGGCGCGGCCAATAAACAGGATGGCGCGACCGGCGGCCATCAGACCACGAAGGAGACCGCCGCCAAGAACGCGACCGAGACGGCCAGCGCCGGTAGCCAGTCTGGAGGCCAGTGGCCCCAGTCCGCGCATTTTGCCCCACAGCGTTTTAAAGCCGCCTCCGGCCTTCATGGTAAGGTTAAACAGCAGCGAGGAACTTTTACCCAGCGTGCGGTACTCATGGGTCAGACGGACTATCGTCGCAATACCACGCACACCTCCGCGGGCAAGACCGAACAGCCAGCCAAGGGTACCACTGTAAAGCAGTTTACCAATGAGCCAGCCCCCACGAAGCATCAGGAAATATTTTCCTGCAGCGATGGCCATACCGCCATAAGTACGAATAAGATCCTGATTCCGGGCCACCCAGTCAGTGGCCATATGGATACCGGTTTTGAGCTGATCGATATTGTCACGAATAACCGGCGCAAGCACTTCACCAAATGTGGAAGACAGGATACTCAGCTCGTTTTTAAGTTGTTTACCCTGTTCACCGAGCGCATCGGTTTTCTGGTCGTAAGCCATATTCAGATAATTGGGGTCACCCTGGTTTTTAATGGTCTGCTTATTATTTTCGTAAGCCCCCCAGTTTTTTGACATGGCGTTAATAAATTTAATCTGTTCCGGCGAGGACACTATCTGGCCCAGACCAAAAGACTGAATTAATTGCTGTTGCGCAGCGGCGTCGCCATTAAGCGCGGTAAATTTATTCATGAATTTACCGCCGCCAACCTCTTCCAGATAGCGCTGGGTCACACGCAGTGAGGCTTCAAAATCTGACATGCCGCCTTTCATGTAGTCGGCGCGCGAGCGGACATAATCAACACCCATCACATCGAAACGATGCTCCATCCTGCGACCGTCGCTGGTATCCATCCAGCCCTGCAGCCCGGACACCACGTCCTCTTTATTACGCATCGTCAGACGGGCAGCACCGAGGGAGGACATAATCTCGGTTATCGCCTCATCACCGGTAATACCGCGCTTCTGGAAAGACTCCGCCAGTTTGCCAAACGCCGGGGCCACATCCGGGAACTCAAAGCCCACACGATTACCGCTGTCGGCCAGCAGATTGAAGGCATGACGCGCCCCTTTATCGTTGTCATAGCCGAGGTTATGGGTCAGTACATCGGCCACTTTTGCCGTATCCTGCACACCCATGTTATAGACCGTGGAGACCTTACCGATAATGTCAGTGAGATTTGCCGCCGCTTTACGATCCCACCCTGCATCCACCAGATCATCAACGCCGCGCAAAAGCTCGGTGACGGTCTGTGTGGTATCCCTTGATGTGACCCGCATCTGGTCAAGCAGCTGTTTTTCATCACTGCGGCTGTAGTTACGGGAACCCTGACTGGTTGAACGCAACATCGCCTCTTCACCGGCATAGGTGGCCGTTGTTTTATAGGCCAGCGCACCCGCAGCCGTGGCTCCACCGACAAGCCCCCGAAGCTCAGACATGATTTGCTGGCGTTTAAGCAGCATGCTGTTGACCTTATTATCCCATTTCAGGAGTTTTTCCTGCTGAATATGAAGGCGCTGCATACTGTTACCGACGCTGTCATAGCTGCCGCGCAGACGGTCGGCCACGCCTGCACCAATCTGGCCGTAACGTTCCGAGGCGCGACTTAGCGCGTCCTGACGGGTTTTAAGGCGGGAAGTGGTATCAGTGAGTTTGTTCAGCGTTCGCTGAGTGTTGCCCATTGCCGAGGTGAACGAACCGGAAACCGCCGCCCCGATAACAACACCTAATGAAAAGGATGTGGACATAATATATACTCAGCGAATTAACGAATAATAAAGGAGAGAAGACGATGTACTTTGTTGCTGGCGTTTATATTCTTGCCATGCTCTCCGCGTATGGTTATCTGGCCTGGCTCATTATTGTCGACGGTATAATGACCGGACAATTAACGTTTGCTGTGGGCTTTATCATTTTTTTCATCGCCGCTTTATTTATTTTTCTGGTTCAGGCGATGGTGACGCCGCTGATATATCCGCTGGCGTATATTGCTGAGGGTATCTGGTGGCTGATGAAAAAAGCCTGGCACGGCATTATCCGTCGCCGTACTCACGCTTAATCTGCTCGTTTGCCTCGTCAATATAGTCCTCAAACTCATCCATCAGCAGCCGGTCAATCTCTCCCGGCTGCCAGCGAAACCAGCGGGCCAGCAGCGCCGTCCCTTTTACCAGCGCATCATCACTCGTCAGCCAGCCCGGCAAATTGTCGAAATCGTTTTGACAGTGCCTGGTAATCCTCCAGATCCATACCGGTTAAATCTTCCGGGTTCAGGTCTGTCATGCGGGCGATAAGCGCCTCATCCCATTCGTCGGAATTTTTAAACTGCCGTTTGGCCGCTTTCATGTCAGCCACTTTCAGGCGGCGCAGGGTGACGCAGATGAGCATTTCGCCGGTAGCGAGTTTGTAGGGGAACTTCAGGGTGTAACCATCAGCAGTGGCCGTTGTCACCACCTCAGCGGATGACTGCCCGGTATTATCTGCGGTTTGAATCTCTTCCATAAATGCCTCGTCTGTGTGAATGAAATAATCAGTGACAGACCGAGCATATAAAGGAAGGGATGAAAGGGCTTTTAAAGGGGTTTAAAGAATGAAGGTGGGGGCGTCCGTTCCCCCAAAACCTGCCGGGACTCCGCCCGGATAGTGCGCTCTACAGGGTGTTCTGTTTCGCGGACTGCTTAAGACGGTATCCCTCCATCTCCCACAGCCGGTTGACGGCATCCGTTCTGGCGTTTTCAATGGCAATATCATAACCAATATCACTGTTGAACATCGCCGGGGAGATACAGGCGCTTTTGCCTGTTCCCGCCACGAACCCGTCTGGCATCACCGCAATGGCCACCGTACAGGTGGTGCCGGGGAAATGATGGGTATGGAACGTCAGGCCGTCCGTCAGGGCATCAATGTGACTTTTTTCCACCTTCAGCATCATTAGCCCCCGATATTGGCATTGTAGTCGGCCAGCATATCCTGACCGTCAACGCGGAAAATGTTGTTAATCACATCCAGCTCCATAATCTCTTCGCCGTCCAGCATCATTTTGACGTAGGTGCAGCCGTATTCCGAGTTCAGGTCTGGCGCTTCGAGATGCTTGAATGCCCCCAGTGGAGACTTCTTAAAGTTAACATTCAGGGTAACAACCAGCGGAACTTCGGACTGGCGGTTAGTACCGGAATAACACACCACGCTCGCACGCAGCTGCAACTGGTAAACCTTAAACGGATTGGCCACCATTTTTGCGGCTTCAGGGTACAGACCGTTCCATTTAATTTCCCCCTCCATCTTGTCAAACCCGTAGGGCAGCTCGACCTTACCGATGCGCCCCAGTGCCTTATGCTCCTGAACCACCATCGCGACATCCGGCAGCTTAACCTCCTCAGCTTTACCAATGAAGTTTTTACCATCGAGATAAATATTCGCCCCGGAAATGATGTTACTCGCGTTTTTCTTACTCATTTACCACCTCCGCTTTTGATATTCATCACGTACTCGCTGGTGATTTCAGCCTCATAGGTCAGCCACTCCATCGGGATCGAGGGGGTGATTTTGTAACTGACGCGCAGATGCCCGGCTCCGAGTTCTTTTGCGGTGTTACGGGCCTTGTCATACCAGACCTTAAAGCCCAGTAGCGCACCGTCGCCCAGCATGGTGCGGGCAAAACCTTCTGCCGTACCGAGGATGTTATCCACCAGGGCATCATTGAGAGGCTGATCCACATACTCCAGCGAGGTCAGACGCAGCGACTCGTTAAAGATATCCGCCGTGCGTCTGACGTTCTCAAAGCTGGTGATGTGCGTCGACGCCGGGAACGCCGCGTTACGGTTACCCCACAGACGAATCCCGGTACCGAAACTGTTAAATACAGTGGTCACACCCGCCTCGTTAAGCAGGTTCGCCTCACAGGTCGCATCATCGATCCGCGCGGAAATCGGACGCTCCATCCCGGTAACACCCTTAATCTCGTGGTTGGAGGACGATACCCAGTACCCCTCATCGAGATCGACACGCGCACGCAGGGCTGCAGCACGAACCGACAGCGGCTCCAGACGGTCCGTGTTCGTCACCGGATCGTAAACCTTCAGGTGCGGATAGCACAGACGGACGCGATCTGACGAGGTGTTGAAGTTAATGGTGCCTTTCGGGCCTCGTCCGGCCAGCACCTGCTGGACGCTGCAGCCCACCGGCGCATCCACATAAGCCACCGCGCCAAGCTTGTCGGCCATCACCGACAGCGCCGCCGTCACCGAGGTCTGCGTGCCGTACACGGGGGCAATCAGGATTTTGCTGTCAAAGCCCAGGTCACTGAAAACATCATCCAGTGCCAGAATCCCACTGCGACGACCGGAAGCCCCTACCGAGCCGATGATATCGGCTGCTGTAACCTTTGATGGATCAAGCCAGACATAGGACACCTTCACCTGGTCGGTGGCCATAATGCCGCCATCAGCCAGGCGGGTGATAATACCGGCCTGCGCATCCAGGGTGTAATCCTTACCGGCAACATACGTACTGGTGCCGGTGCTGTTTTTAACCACCACCTCACGAACCATGCCGTGCGCGAGTTTGCCGCCACCCTCCGGGGTGATGACCTCATCCGTCACGCGGCTGATATGCACTGACGGATTCAGCACATTAATGACCACCACCGACATCACGCCGTGGTCAGCAATAGCCCTGAGCGCCTGCGGAATGGTAAAGCCCGGCAACTCCGGGCCGTACTGCGCGGCATCGGTCTCAGAACTAATCAGGACGTGAGAGTTGACCACGCCTGCCGGTGCCGTACCGATAAGACCAATCACGGCGGATTTAACCTGTTTTACCGGACGCGGGCCGCCGAGGGTCTCGCGGGTGTTTGCGCCGTGGAACCAGTTAGGGTTCTGACTGTTCACTGTGTACCTCCGGTGGACGGGGTGTCTTTAGCCGTGGCCTGGCGTTTTGCGGGCTTTACTTCCTGCAGGTGGCCTTCCGCCACTAACGCCATCGCATACTCGTTATCCGGCGCGAACTCCACTTCCTGCCCCGGAAACAGCATCACTTCACGGACGGTGTCACCTTCGTTAAGGCTCACGCCGGACGGCGGGCCGCTGTAAATGTATTTCATTATTCCTCTTCCTCATAAAGCGATGCGGGAATACCTTCCGGCTCCGGTGGGTCATCCTGCACAAACATCGTTCGCGCCTGCACGACCAGAGCAAACATCCAGACGCCGGAGGCGAAGCCGAGACATTTTTCACTGACCAGCACATACGGGGCATGGCACCCGGCAGGCCGGAATCCGGCCAGGGCGCAGCGGGTCTCATCGAGCGCCTGAATGGCACCGGTCGGAGTGTTCAGCCCCCGAAAGACCAGGGTTATCACCACCCGCACCGGTTGCTCCTGCATCACGCAGTCAATGGCGCTGTTAGAACCAAAGTCGGCATTGCTGTAACTGACCAGTAGCGCGCCGGTATCGTGGTTGAGCCGGTAATTCTCCGGGTCATCAGGGTAAAGCTCACTGTCAAGCCTGGGCAGTTTTGCCTGCAGTCTGGCCACCGTGGCATGCAGTATATTCAGGGTGTTCATCAGTATTTCTCCAGCCAGCCGCCCGGCCCGCCAAGCGTTGCCGGTCTGGACTTCACACGAATCTGACCGGGGTCGGGCATATCCTGCCCGTCCGGGTTGATACCGAGGGTGAGCGCGCCGTTTTTAATATCGGTCAGCATCTGGCGCGTGGCGCTGTACGACGCCTCGACGCTCTTCGGCACATCCATTTCCGCCCGGCGCTCGTAGAGTTTCTGGCGTACGATATTCACGGCCAGATCACGCAGCACCGTGGGACTGGAGGCTTTCACCGCCACCACGTCGTAACGCTGACGCAGGTACGCATCAATCAGCTCGCAGGCGCTGCGAATGGCATCCTCAACCACATCGCTGTTGATAACAGACGCCTGCGGTCGGGAAAACACGCGTCCGTCATCATCAGCGACCGGCGCATCAGCAGACGAATCATTCGTCAGCTGAATCAGCGTGCGCCGGGAGATCACTTTTTCAACGTCCGCCTGTGAGCAGTACATCACGCACCCCACATCACGCGAAGCGTGTTGCCGCTTGCTGCGGCAGCAGTGAGGGCCACGCCGACCTGTTCGGGTTTGCCGGTCGCCTCCAGCGGGATAACGCAGCCGTTATCGTCTGACTGCAGCCTGTCACCGGGATTAATGGCCGCACCGGCTTCGGCGGCAATAATACCCAGTACGTTAACGGCCACCGCATCCCCCTCGGCGGCATCCACCTCGGCAATGCCGAGCGCGAGCGCGCCTTTGGTGCAGGTTTTACCGTCGTAGCCAACCAGTCGCTGTTGTACCAGCGCACCGGTGGCCGTCAGGGTGGTGGCCAGAATGACCTGTTGCGTTGCCATAATTACGCCCCCTTCAGGTTGGTCATGATGTAGCCCGCGTCACCACCGACCACCGCCATCTTGTAGATATCGGTATAGCGGGCGTAACTGATTTTGCCGCCCTCGCCGGGGTAGGTATCGGCAACCGGCAGGCCGTTCAGCTCAAAGTTGTAGCCAAACGACGGCTCGTTCTCGTCGCCGTTGTCGCCTTCGTTCTGCGGCCCGGAAACGTGGAACAGCATCAGGTTGTCCTTCCAGATATCGACGGTCTTCGCCGCTGCATCCTTCTTGTCGTTGTCCTCAAGCTTCACCGGATAACCGATAACGATATTTTCAATCTCGAAAATATCTTTCATCAGCTCAACGGTAATGCGCTTGCGCTCGTTGGCACCCATCACCGCCTGCAGGGCCGGATGGAAACGCAGCAGCGGAAGAACCGAAGCCCCCATGACCATCAGGTTAGGGCGCAGACCAATGGCATTACGGACCGCATCCATCCCGAAAGACACATCACGCACCGGGTCACCTTTACCCCCGGCCCAGCTGTCGGTGGCGGTAAATTTGCGCACATTCTCTTTCAGGTACAGCGACGTGCTTTGTGCCATCGCCGCAGCCGCCACTTCCTGACTTAACAGAATGCCGTTACGGGCGCGCTTGACGGCTTTCGCCTGCTCGTTGAACATCGACTCATGCTGCTCGCGGTAGTCCACCGGAAACGCCAGATCGTGCTCATCGAGTACGATATCCATCGTGCCGGTCTTCTCGCGGGTGGCGATATTACTTGCCGCTCCCATGGCGCGCAGGGTCTCGTAAGTGGCGAACACGCCCTTACCAAAGGTCGGCACCTTGATACCTTCCTTCTCCACGCCGACACGCGGGAAAATAAACGAGCTGATAAAGTCCGCGTTTTTATAGCCGCGTGCGACGCTGGTGAGAATAGGGTCGGCAACGCGCTTGCCTTTTAAATATTCAGACGACATGGTCTCTCCTTAAATCAGGCGGCGAACCGCAGCCTCGTAGGTGATGTTTTCAGCCTGAGCCAGCGCCACCGCTTTGGTGTGCATCTCAAGGCGTGCCGGGTCGGCTTCGGCGAACTCAGCCGGAATGGCGCTGCGATCAACGCCGTCGCCGGTGGCCACCTCGCCAAAGTCGAGCAGCGGTCGGGCTTTCTGCATCTGCGCCTTAAAGGCCTCAACCAGTGGTTGTTCGCTGCCGTTCTCACTGAAACTCACCGGTGACTCACCGTCACCGAGCGCATCAAGGACGGCAACCACCAGGCCTTTTCCGGCAGGAGCCAGACGCGCATCACTCACCAGGCTGTCGGCAAATGCCACGTTGGCGTTGTGACGTTCGGTGGTCACGCGCTGTGCTTCGGCTTTATTACGTTCTTCAAGCTGGCGCTTCAGGTCGTCGTTTTCTTTCTGAAGTTTCGCCTGTAACTCTTTATCCACGGCGGGTTCCTCCGGTGGTGTGGGGGCCTGATGTTCAGGCACGGGTTGAATAACCTCGTCTGCCGGTATCCCGACAGGGTCAGAAAATGCAGGTGTCGCGTCCGTTGTGGCAGTGCGGGCAGCGTCATCGCGCAGGCTGTCAATCATGTAGTCCGGCACCACGCTGTCGGCTTTCTCCAGCCCGAACTGACTGATGATGAAGTCCCTGATGCGTGAGAACAGCGACGCGGTGGTCTGCAGGCTCCAGTCGGCAAACTCGACCACGCCTTCCTCATCCTCCGCGAAGGACACCTGTTTTAATCCTTTGATGGCAGGCGGCTGTGCGCCGAGAAAACCAACGTGGCGCAGGTAGTATTTGCCCGGCGTCGGGTTGCCGGGGGACTCAGGACAGTAAAAGGAGGCTGACACCTTGCTGTAGCGACGGTTTTTAACCAGTTCTGCAAACTGTGGATCGATATCGCGCGGCTCCGCCTTGAGGCCGTCGCGGTCTTTTTTAATCCCGCTCACCCAGGCATAAGAAGGCGCGTCGGTTTTCGGATGCCCGACGACGATCGGCGCTTCATGGAGAGCCGGATTGTAGTTCTGCGCGATCTGGTTTAAGTCGGCATCACTGAAGTTAATGCGACGGCCATGCATATCGGTATGCGTACCGGCGCGAAAAATATGGATCAGGTTCATGGGTGACTCCCGTTGTTTTGGTCACAATAACGGGGAGTTCCGGCAGCGGCTTTTAAAGCGCTTTAAAGAATGACGAAGGGGAAAAATGAAGGAAGCCGGAGGGGGAATGCCATCCGGGGCAGAATATCACCCCGGAAGACCGTCAGGAAGCCGGTCATAATCGGTCATAAGGCACCTTACCGGAAAAAGTCATACGATGACCGCACTGAAACCACTCAGGCGCTCAGAACGCCGCAGATTCAACCAGGGCCATTTGCCGCCTCGCGCAGAAAATCGGTGGCCAGCGCGAGGATTTTTTCCTCCAGTCCCTTCTGGGGTTTGCCGTTCGCATCCACCGGCAGGAAGGGACGCGCCACAAACACCTGCGTCCAGGCTCCGATGCGGGCTTTCTGTACGTAGTTGGCATGGCCCTTTTTCACAAACCCCGCCGTCAGTTTACCGTGCTTATCCACCCGGCGATGCAGTATTGTATCCCGCGCCTTATGCTTCACCGAAAGCCCCAACTGATGGGGGGCAGCATAAACCAGATTCGTGCCGATCATCGCATGACCGGCATCGTATTTTTCGGTGATACTCCGGCGCAGATGACCGCTGAGCGACAACGTCTGCCCGGAACGTTCCTTCGCGGCAAGCGACGGCTCCCACGGCGGATTCCCCTCATCCTGAAAGTTCAGCGCCGTCATGGCCGCCATCGTCCCGACGATTTTACGCATCAGCGGGGAAGTGTCTTTCCCGGCTTCCGCCAGCCCGCCAAGCATCCGGTTGACCTCCGTCAGATTAAGGTCAATGGTCATCAGATCCTGTTTACTCATTGTGACAACTCCCGTTTTGCCAGCTCCGCCAGCGGGCCGCTGTATTTGTTAAGGTCAGGGCGATACGCCACGCCGGGGTTATACGAGAAACCAGGGTCAGGGCTGACGGTTTTACCACCCACCGTCCAGGTGGCCACCGGTCGCATCTCACCGGTCGCGCCGGAAACCATCTGCATTTTCTCACCCAGCACACCCTCAAGCCCGCCAATGAACAGACCGCGCTCTTTCACTTCCTGCGCCGTCAGGGCTATCACACTGCAGCGGCACCCCCAGCCGTTCGGCGGGTAGTATTTTTGCCAGAACGGATGGGAAAGCGGCAGCACCGTCTGGTCAAGTAACAGGTGCTCCTGGCGGGTATGCGCATCCCGGATGGCCACATACAACCCGTAAGGCCGGTCGTCAACATTCTGAATCTGTTCAGCCCAGCGACCGGCGCTGTAGACCGTCGACATATTGGTGCGAAAGATGGTATAGAGACGCCACGGACTGCCCGCCTGAACTTCCTGCTCCTCACCAGTATCAGGATTAACCTCAGTAATACGCCCCCACCATCCCTTCGCCTGCAGTACCGGCTCCAGCTCTTTGCGAAACCAGCGACCGGTTTTACCTTCCGCCGCCGCTTTCTCCAGCGCATTGTAGATATCCTGGAGGATATCAAGGCGGGTCACTTTGGCGATGGTCTTCGCGCCCGCGTGTTCTTCCTGCCACAGGTCGTGCCAGTCCCACGAAATGAACACCTCTTTTTTCGCCAGGTACTCAATGATTTTCTCAGGCGGCAGGCGCATACAGACCGCGATATCACCGGCTGTGAGCATGGTAAATCCCCATCACCTTCGCGAGAAAACGGACCTTTGCCAGCCGTTCGACCAGCTCGTCGCCGTTCATCTGTGGGTAAAGCGAGGCCAGTTTACCCATGATATCGGTTGGGGTGGCACCGCTGCGCACCATCTCAAACACCGGAGCCAGCAGCGGGGCCATCACTTCATCGTTCATCAGCGTGTCGCTGACGGAGCTGAGGGCATCATCCAGCTTATCCCGGACATCGGAATCCGCTTTTGCCGCCGCTTCCGCAAACCCCAGCGACGACTGACCAGTGAGCGGCATCTGCCCCCACGGCGATGATGGCGGCACCAGTACCTGCGGGTTAAGATCGCCGGGCTGAAGGCCGTACTCGCGCTCGTAATACTGCGGGGTGAAGAAGCCGCGCGTCTGGCTTAGTGTCTGGTCGCGCTTCGCCTGGGTGTCGTCAATGGTCTCCTGTTCCCACAGGTTCCAGACCGGCACCGGCACATCGCCGAAGTTCAGCTCCGCCGCCCAGCGCAGTACCTGATTGATGGCCCCCGTCACGATGGCGGCGTCACCGTCGCGAATATCATCCGTGACCTCAAGCCCCGCCTGCGCCGAGGCTTTATTGGTCTCGGCCTCGGTGGTCTGGTTCTGCCCCAGCAGGGCGATGGTGATTTCAGCGCGGGCCATGGTGATCATCGACTGATAAATATCGCTGGATGCCCCCTTGCTGCCCGGCTCCAGAATTTCAACCGATGAATCATTCGGGATGACGGCGATCGCGTCCTGAACCATGACCTCCAGTTTGCTCATCAGCTCATTAATCGGGGACGCATTCTGCCCGGTGGCATGTTTGGCCACCACCCACGGCGTGCCGTATTTCTCAACAAAAGTCATCCAGAACCGCCAGCCATGCTTTTTAAAAAGTGCAGGCCAGAAGCACATCGACAGGTCCGGGAAACCATAAGGATTATCATAAGTGGCATCCTGTGCCGGACAGACAAACTTATAGTCAGGCGGCAGGATACCCTCAGCCGGGCCATTATTCCCGCGAAAGCGTAACTGGTTATCCGTGTCAAAGTGGAACCACTCAGGCGGTTTGGTGACGATATTACTGACAACAAAGCGGCCACCGTCCTTTGCCCACATCAGTTCGGCGGGCTGATAGCCATAAAGTGGCGCATCCAGAAGCCCGCCGATAATGGCGTCCATATTCCACGAGGCCATCATGTCTTTTAAGAACTCACAGACCGGCGTGTCGGTGTCGCCCTCATTGAACCCGCGCTCCAGCGCCTTGACCGCCGACTTGCGACGACGAATGGCGCTGCCGACAACCGAATCGGAGCGCATGTCACGGTAGGCGCGAATATCCATTCCCGCCGCTTTCAGTATCGGGTCGGGGTTGGGCAGCATGCCAAAGAACGAACCAAAGCCCCAGACAGTGTTACCGCGCGAGGCAATCTCATCTGTCAGTCGGCGCTTGTCGCGCTCGGCAAAGCTGACGAACTGCGTCGGTGAGACGTAAATACCCTTGGTCATCAGTACCCCCTCAGAATGCCGGGCATACGGCGACGCCCGGTGGAATGCACGACCGGGTCGTATGTCATGTTAAGAGAAGCATGCCAGGCCAGACAGCCCGCCATGGCTGAGTCACCGTGGCGAACCAGATCCGGCTCCTTTAAGTCCTTACGCTCCAGCGGTGAAATCATCTGCACACCATCAACACTTTCAACGGCGCGTAAATCCTGCGCAATGTTCTCATCCCTCGGGATATCAATCGTGCCTTCCTCAAAGGACTGGGTGAATTTGGGCATCCAGACGCCGTACCATTTGCGGTTAAGCGTGACCTCCGCGATACGCGGACGACCAAAGCGATCGGCGGTGTACTCAGCCAGCACCATACCGGGGCCGGTGGCATCCATCGAACCACCGGAAAAGCGCGGCAGGTGCTCAATAAACCAGAACAGAATTTGTTGTTGCATGGCAGAGGGTACGTTGTTCAGCTCAATGGCGAACGGTACTTCACGCCTCAGCGTCTGCGTGATGGCCATCGGCCAGATAGCAGAAAAGTGACGGTGGCGGGCAAAGTCCATTCCAAAGACGTGACGCAGCTGCGCGTCCAGTGTACTTTCCATCACCGGCGCAAGAGACTGACTAATCCAGTCATCGCACCATGACTTACGCTCCTCTTCAGGCATATGGATAAAATCATCATCCAGGGTGAGGCGCAGAACGGGACGCTCGCGGGTCATGGCTTGCTCAATCCATACGCCCGGAATACACACCCCGTTACCGTCACGTGGTATGGCGTCCAGCTCTTCACGCATCGCGGCAAGACGCGGACCATAGGCGTTACGGATTTTGGTGTACCAGGCCTTTTTACCTTCCGGCGTGGGTGCCAGGCCCTTCATGGCGCTGACGCGCTCATACAGGCCGTTGGCCACGGCATCATCAAACGTCACGGTAAACACAGCGGCATTATCCCCGTATCGCCCGGCCTCAATATCCTTACAGAACTGATTGAAGGGATTACTTTTACCGTTATGGGAACTGATAACCACAATGCGACCACCCCAGATAAGCAGCGCCGTGGCCGCATCCAGCACGCCCTGAACATCGGCATGGAAGGCGGCTTCATCAATGATAACCACACCCTGTAACCCACGGATGTTGGCAGGTCGCGAGGAGAGTGCAGCCACCTGAAAACCACTGCTGTAACGGACGCGATAGGCGTTAATGAACCGGGTGTTACCGTTCTCGTCCTGATCTTCAAACAGAAACTCCTCGATCGAGGAGATTTCCTGCGACTGCTGTTCGGCGATGACGCGGGAGAACTTCGCTGCGTAGCCGATAAACTCCAGACCTTTCTCTTTGGTGTCGCCAATGTAGTAGACGTTGTCGCCCCCGGCACTTTTGCTGGCGGCGGCAATCAGCACGGAGTTCAGTCCCCATGTAAACGTAATACCGGTACGACGACCTTTAGGAATGGCAAGAATATCCACATCAAACGCCAGGCATTCGCGCTGGTGTTTCATCAGCACGCCATCACCAAACGGATCAAAGTTGTCGGGGATTTCGCGTACGCTCGCGGGCAGGTCTTCCCAGTCCAGCGTGCGCAGCGTGGAGGCTAAGGGTTTCATGGCCATCAGTTCACTCCCAGTACGCGTTTACGCCAGAAGTCCACGCTCTCTTTATCCATGCCCCGCTCGCGGGCCACGGCTTTGAGGTTTTCCTGTTGTTCACGTAACAGCGCCTCACGGGCTTCTTTTTGCCACTCCGCTTGGTATTTTTTCAGGTTAATGGATGCGCGGGTCAGCGTGGCGATGTTTTTGGACACGGTTGCCATCAGCTTTGCACGGGCGCTGCTTTCTTTTGGATCGTCACCATCCAGTTCTTTAAGGCGCATCAGGATGTCGATCATCTCGGTCTGGATGAGTGCTACCAGACCACCGGAACGGTCGTCACCATCATCAGACGCCTCGCGGGCCATCAGTCGCGCCGCCTCGGTGGCCGCACGTACGCGCGCCAGCTGCTGTTCCATTTTGTAGCCAAAGCGCTGCAGGCTGGAGCGGGTGATCACAAACCCTTTATCCTTCAGCAGGGCTTCGAGTTCGGCATAGCCGGTGAAGTTGCGCTCGGTCAGCGCGCGCTCCAGCCAGCGCCTGACGTCCTGCGGCAGCACATCAAGTGAACTTTTGCGTCCCATAATCATTCACTCCAGTATTTGTCCGGTCGGGCGATACCCGGATCACAGGGAATGGTGTACTCCACAAGGTCAATGCCGACACGGGTCAGGTCGGCAAACCACATGCCGCTGGGCTGCTTTGTGATTTCAATCAGACGCCGGTCGCTCAGGTAATCCAGCTCCTGACGCACCTCAAGTTTTGTGGCATCCTGGTAAATGGAACGGGCAATATCAAACAGCAACTGCTCACTGGTGGTGTACGGGCGCGACTTGTTGAGCGCAACCAGCAGGCTCCAGCGCAGGGACTCGCGGCGAACGCGGATAATATCAGTCATGTTAACCTCTCAGATTTTGTTGGTGCTGAACGTTGCCGAGCTTCTCGTAGACGGCATCGAGCTTGGCTTCAATCACCGTCTGCCCGCGTATGTAATCCTCGCGACGAACGTAGTCGACAGGCAGCTTCGCCTTAAACTCCAGAAACTCACGCTCCAGGTCATTCCAGCGCAGCGCCGTTTCTTTCATGGTTGCTTCAAGCGAGGCGAAGCGTGCCGCCTGACGGTCTTCCGCCTTGCTGAACAACCACTTCGCCATCCCACCCACAAAGCTGAGAAAGGTGATAAGAAAGCCCACCACCGTCCAGAACTCCACCTGTAACGTCATTGATGTAATCCTTCTGTGTAATCCAGCAGACCGTTCACCTGCTCACGCCAGACGCGGCACTGGCGGGCATTGTCGGTAACGTTGGCGAGGACGTCGGCCTGACTGACGCCTGAGTCGCGTAACCGGGTGAGAGCGGTGTCAGTGGCTCCGGTCGCATTGCCAGCGCTGGCGGAACGGGCGGCAGCGGACACTCCACCGTCACCGGCGCTGACTCCGAGAGCGGCGTTGTACTGCTGCACGAAACCGCGAGTAAACACACACTTAACGGGATGGCTTTTGCCAGACTCATCCACCCAGTGACGGGTGACGTCCGCAATCTGTTTTTTAAGGTCAGCATTCTCACGCTCCAGCTGCTGTTTTTTTGCCTGAAAATCCGCGTCCGCCTGATGAGCGGCAGCGACCTGATCGTTATAGCGACCAATGATGGCCATCAGCGTTTTATTCTGCTGTTCGGCACTCCTGAGCTTGTACGTATCAAACTGCGACTGCAGTTGTGCCAGCGCTTTATCACCGTCACGCTGCGCATCAAGATGCCCGCTGCCGTACCCCTTAACCCACGCCCAGCCGAGAACCAGAACTGCAACCAGCAGAAACAGCAAATCACCCCACGGAATACGCTTCAGCCATTTACCCCACACAATTTGACCCTCCCCATGACAGGTAGCGCGGGGCAAGCGTATACAGAATGCGCTGCGGGTAGTGGCGGTTCTCCCGCCAGTTAGCCGCGCTGCGCCCGGCATTCACCGTTTCCACCGCGCCGAACCAGCGCGCATCATCCAGCCCGCGCGTTCGCGCCAGCCTGCGGTCACGATTCACCCAGCCTAAGCCCCCGTTATAAGCTGACAGCGTCATCGCCATACGTTCGCAACTGTCAGGAACGGCCACGCGCTGCCACAGCCAGCGGTCATAGCTGACCAGCGCCCGGATGGCCCAGCCGGGGTTATACGGTTCACGCGCGGCCAGATGCGGCATCAGCCCGGCAATCCAGTCAGCGGTCGACGGCATAAACTGCGCCAGCCCCTGCGCACCGACCGGCGAACGGGCAGCCGGATTCCAGCCGGACTCCTGATGCAACTGCGCGGCGAAGTCGGCGACCGGCGCATTCAGCCCCCAGTCCACGCGGGCAGAACGGATCACATCACTGCGGTATTTGAGGGCTGCGGTCGGTGGTTCAGCGGCGTTCGCCTGCGAGAAGAACCCACCACACCAGAGCAACCAGGCGGTAATCAGACTGGCAATCAGGCTTGACAGAAAACCGATAAACCCGTCTTTTTTCCTGGAACTACCAGCCAGTGACATACCGAGACCCATCAGGGCCAGCGCACACCAGACAATTTGCGGCCAGTGAAAAATCATCGTCATAACCCCATTGCCACAGCCAGACACACCGCCGCAACAATGATGGCGCGACGAATCAGGGTGGCCGCAAAGACCAGATGACAACCGACTTCAACCGGGTAGCGCCCGATATCCATCAATTGCGGAACGTGGCGCTGAAACTGCCCCGGACGGGCTTTGGGGAACAGCGAACGGTCAAGCCAGTACCCCAGCACGGCAGCGAGAGAAATGAGTGAGAGCTTGTAGATCACCACCGGCAGCTGCTGCGGCGACACCACCGCAATCACCAGAAACATCACGGCAGCAGCCAGCAACCAGCCCCAGAGGCGTGGGCGTGGTGCAGTGGCAACAAGACGGGAAAATCGTTTGAGTTTTTTCATTGAATGCGTCTCCTTGAATGATGGAGACAGCATTGCAAAGTGGGATTCAAAACGCCTTTAAAGGGCTTTAATAGTGGCGGTAAATACCGGCGTGCAGGATGGAGGGGAACTTATCAGAAGAGGATAACGCAATGACGAAGACATTAAACCCCACTATTACTATTACCGTATCAGGCCCGACAGGCTCAGGCAAAAGTCGCGTACTGGCGGCTATTGCGGGCATGCTGAGCCTCACCTGCAGCAACTGCACTATTGAGACCCCTGACATGGAAGCAGAAATGAAGAAGTACGGGAATAACTACCTTAACTGGCCTAAAGTCCCCAGCAGCACCATTTTTAAGCTGGAAGAGGTCAACCTGCCAGATAACCACCAGAATAAACCAGCAGGAGAAATCACCCTTGATGACCTGGTGGATCGCCCGGTTCCGGTACATATTCAGGAACTGATGTGCAAACTCGACATCTCGTTTGAGGAACATCAGGAAACCGACCTGCAGCCAGTGATCGATTTGGTGAACTGGGCGTTACATACCCCTGTTCATCCTGCTGACTGAATCGCCGGAAAAGAGCGACCTGCCGGGAGGTGCCTAAACCACCGACAGGCCATCAACCCACAGCCATTACCTGTGAGTCAACCGAGGCTCTTCCGTTCCCGCGAGAACAGAATGAGCCTATGCCATGCTGGCATTGTTTTTCAACTATTGAAAAAGGCTTACAGTATATGAAAGAACAATCACTCCCGATCGTACCGTGGATTGGTGGAAAACGCCGTCTTGCCAGGCACATCCTGCCGCTATTCCCAAAACACACCTGCTACGTGGAACCGTTCTGCGGCGCAGCGGCATTGTATTTTCTCAAGGACGCCAGCAAGGTTGAAGTCATTAACGACGTTAACGGCGAACTGGTGAACCTTTATCGCGTGGTTAAACACCATCTGGAAGAGTTTGTGCGCCAGTTTAAATGGGCGCTGGTCAGCCGCCAGATCTACAAGTGGCTTCAGATAACGCCAGAAGAGACACTGACCGATATTCAGCGTGCCGCGCGGTTCTACTACCTGCAAAAGCAGGCATTCGGCGGCAAGGTTGCGGATCACACCTTTGGCACATCCACCACCAGCACCCCACGATTCAACCTGTTGCGCATTGAGGAAGAACTGTCACTAGCGCATCTGCGGCTGGCACGTACCATCATTGAGCATATGGACTGGGAGCGATGCGTTGAGCGCTATGACCGCCCGCATACGCTGTTTTACTGCGACCCGCCGTACTGGGGAACGGAAGGCTACGGCGTGGATTTTCCACTCGTGGAATATGAGCGCATGGCGCAACTGGCCACCAGCATACAGGGGAAAGTGATCATCTCAGTGAACGACATCCCTGAAATGCGTAAAGCCTTTGCGGGACTGGAGATGCAGTCGGTAGGTATCAAGTACAACCTGCAGACAACGGGGAAGGCTAAGCCAAAGCGAGAACTGATAATCAGAAATTTTTAGTAATAGAGCTATAAATAACTACAACTCACTCTCACTTATACATCAATGAAAAAGCCATTTAGCCACAGCCAGGCCAATTGTTAAAGCAGCAAAAATAGACGCTGAAATCCATTTGGTTTGGCTGTTCATTTCCTTACGTATATCACCAACTTCTTTATGCAGAGACACTTCCGTTGCGCCCGTACTGCGAATAACGGCGATATCAGTTTTAATCTGAGCAACATCCTCTTCCAGTTTTTGAATTCGCCTATTCATACCATCACCCCCATCCCCTCCACCTGATTCCTCAGTATGGATTCTTAACTCAGGTTGATCAATAGATTCACGATTCATCTGAAAAATATTAGACATCCTCACCTTCCTTACGTGCAAGGTCTTGAGATTTACGTTGTTCGTCAATTAACACCCTAATGCGCCGATAAGAAAAAAGCATCATGTAAGCACAGGTAGTACATGTCACGCGAAAAACAGGCAACCCTCCAGGCGCGGCAAGAGGAACACCATTGTCAATTACTGCATAATTGAGTGATTCAATAATATTAATGCGACCAAACGGCTCCCCAGCATCAAGATCCCTAACCTCTCCCTGTACCTCCCATGATTGATTGTGGCATATCGGACATGTAGGGCTACCCTCAAACCGCTCAATGAAATCTATAAATTCTTCTGTGGTTACTGAAGCTGGCTTAACATGAATCTCCTGCACCCTTCCTCCAGAAAAAATTGATGGGAACAATTTTAACTATGTAGTTCTTCGGATTGAGTCTCACTGCCATTCTGGCAAGCTTTATCTCTTGTTGCATTTCCGGCCGGAACGATTAGGAGCCTAATTACTGCTGGTGGCTCTTTGCAACACTAACTGCAAACCATTTGCATCAAGTCACATTTTATTTGTCTTTACCACTGCGATCCCTTTTGCGGGAAAGGAAGTCGATCACGTTATCTGAATCAGGCTCATCTTCTTCCTCTTCCTTTAAGCGCTCGTACTTCCTTGATACAAGATAGATTCTCGGTGGCCCCTGTGATGTTTTGCTTGCAACAGGGGCGGTAAACGGTTCGTCACGTAACCTCAATTTTGGGACGCTAACTTGCCTTTCTTTTTCTAGCCGCTGCTTTTGCAAGGGTATAGCGCGCAACATCGCGCGCGTCCTCGTCACCTTCGCGATATTCAGCAAGCATCTCAGCTTCATCGGCGTTGTTTACTGTTCCGTATGGTGATTCTTTGTTATTCAATCTGATACCAGTAACAACATAGTAAACATCCATTCCTAATTCATTCCATACAGCAAGAACCTCCGCGTCAGGGCTTCTAACGCCATTCTCATAATTGTACAGGGTTTTCCTGGTTATAGAGGCCGTTGTTGCTAGTTCATCCTGCGATAAACCAAGACGCTCACGTTCTTCACGAAGCCGATCTCCAATGTGTATTTTTTTACTCATATAAATTGACTTTGGGAAAATTTTTACCCATCATGTAAACATACCGTTTAAACGAAACGCTTAAACACCATCACCGGAGGATATATACAAAATGAATAAAAATCTAACTCCCAGTCCAGAGTTGCTAACAAAAGTACGCGCAGCCCTCATGCTCAACGGCACATCTCTTCACAAGTGGTGTAAGGAAAACGGGGTTGGGTACGCCAATGCTCGACAAGCATTAATTGGTGCTTGGGATGGTCCTATGGGTAAAAAATTACGCAATGAGTTAATCAAAAAAGCCGGACTGGAATAATCATGAATAAAAACGTCAATACATCATTACGTCGGGGGTTACGAATCCTGAAAGCACTGAAAGGAAAGTCCCTGTTCGGCCTGACTAACAAAGAGCTAGCAAAGACACTGGGTGAATCAGAAGCCAACATTAGCCGCGCCATGGATGCGCTTATTGAAGAAGGTATGGCGCAACGCCTTGAATCAGGACGCTACGTACCAGGCATGCAACTTCTCTATATCGCACAGGCTTTTTCTAACGAGATGGCCGCAGGTCAGGCCCGTATCGCCGAACTCAACCAGCGCGTACTGGCTGGCAGTCACAACTAACGGAGGCAACAGATGGCACGCAAACCTACAAATCTTCAGGTTATTGATCCTATTGACGGTGTAGTTCCCGACAATCTGAGCGTAGAACTCAACGAAATCTCGCAACACCGAGTGGCAATCATGGAGCAGTTCGGCGACGGACTTCCTTATGAACGCAACCGTATCATAAACGAAACTAAGTTCTATATGGCACAAAGTACAGAGGCCATGCTGGAAGTTGGTAAACGCCTGACCATCCTTAAAGAATGCGAACCCCATGGAGAGTTTGAAAATATTGTTCGTAACAGCCTTGGCATTCCAGAGCGCACTGCACAAAGAATTATGCAAGCGTCAATAAAATTCCTCTCTCCAACGCTTGAAGCAAAAGCGCCAGCGCTGGCGCTTTTGGGAAAAACCAAACTCTTCGAACTCATGACCGAAGATGACGAAAAATTAGCCGAACTCGCCGAAGGCGGCACCGTTGCAGGTATGACTTTAGATGATATCGATCGCATGACCACTCGTGAACTGCGTAAGGCCCTGCGCGAGTCCAAAGAAGATCTCGCTGCCAGCCGTAAGCTGAACGCCGAGAAGAGTCAGGAAATCAACGAATTAAAAGAAACCCAATTCCGTACCGTTGACCCTGACGGCGTCATTCAGAAGTGGATACATGACTTCGGCGAAGAGCACGAAAAATTTCTGCGTACCTTTATCAGCACAGTGCCTTTCTTTTTCCAGAAACTTGAGGACGACTACAACACGCGTGGCGTCAGCCATATGGGCCTGATGGCCGGACTTCTCCACGATATTGAACGTGAGATTGCCAGCGTGCGGGCGCAGTTCGACATCCCTGAATTTGCTGAGCCAGATACCTCATGGAACGACGGCCCCAGCGAGGAAGACGAGAACTTTGAGATGCCGGAACTGAAAACCACCACTCGCTCACTGGAGGTCAGTGATGACGACTAATCACTTTGATCTGCCTGCAGACCTGGATGCGCCGGGATACAACCAACTGATGCGCTTTACCGACGGCGTGCTGACCCTGCAACACCAGATTAAGCGCGCTGACGATTTCGCACAGGACGGCCAGTGGCTGATGGCGCTGGAGTTTCTGGACGTCAGTACACGCACCCTCAACATACTGAAGCGCGTGGCGCGGGAAGTTCCGCCGCAGGAGACACAGCCATGACCGACACTGCCATCATTAAGCCAGAACGCACCCTGGAAGAGTGGGTGCAGCGTCAGCAGTTTCTGTCTGCCATAGAAAGCGCGCAGAACTGGCTTGCCATGTTGCAATACCACGCTGTGCGCTACAACTGGTCTGAAACGGGGGTTCTGCTGGCGCTGGCCGACAACATCTGCCGCGACCTGCGTAACACCGCGCCAACTGTCAACAAGGAGAAGCAATCATGATTAATGAACCTGTAATCAAACTCCGCCGCACTCCGGCACAGCAGGCGCAGCGTGACGAGTTTCTGGAAGCAGCCACATTAGCCCAAAACTGGCTTAACAGCATCATCTGGAATGCCGAGAAGGACGAGTGGGCAGAGGTGGAATACATGCTCAAATTTGTAGGCAGAACCACCGAAATGATGAACGAAAAGTTACCCACAGACCGCGCCGAACCACGGGGTAAATGACCATGAGCGCCATCCAGAACGAAACACTGGTTGATATCGCCAGAGCGGCGCGGATGGCACCCCACGGTCAGAAGGGGGCCATCTACGACGCCGCCTGTCAGAAATACGGTATCAGCAGACAAACGCTACTGCGAAAGCTGGGTGAAGCGGCGGGCAAAAAGCCCCGCAAGACCCGCAGCGATAAAGGGAGAACCTGTATCACCATGACCGACATGAAATACATCGCAGGCTCCATTATTCAGGCCACGCGCCAGAATAACAAGCGCAACCTCAGCATCTCACAGGCGGCTGAAGAACTGCGTGATGCGGGAATGGTGGTGGCGTCACGTCTGGATAAAGAGACCGGAGAACTGATACCGGCTCACCCTGACACCGTCAGGCGCGCACTGAGCCGGGCGCAGATGCACCCGAACCAGTTAAAACAGCCTGCACCGTCCGTGCAGCTGCGCAGTAAACACGCCAACCATGTATGGGAAATGGACGCCTCCATGTGTGTGCTGTACTACCTGAAAAAGCCGAAGAAATCGAAAGCACGGCAGGCGGCACCGACCAATCTGTACATGATGTACGAGGATGAGTTCAACAAGAACAAGCCCCGGAACGCCGAGCGCGTCACCGATTACCGCGTCTGGTCATTTGAAATCACCGACCACAACAGCGGCTGGATCTACGTGGAATACCGCTTCGGCGGCGAGAAAGCCGAACACTACGCCGACGTGCTGATTAACGCCATGCAGGAACGCGGCGGTGCTGACGTGATGCACGGTGTGCCGGAAGTGTTGTTTACCGACCCCGGCTCGGCACTGATAGCGACCTCGTTCGGCAATATGTGCCGGGCGCTGGGTATCCGCATGATTCAGCACAAGGCCCGCAACGCCCGCGCCACTGGCTCGGTGGAAAAGGCGCGCGACATTATCGAACGCCGTTTTGAGTCGTTACTGAGCTTTGAAGGGGTTGCTGACCTTGACGATCTGAACGCCCGCGCCCGCGTCTGGCGTATGAAGTTCAACCGTACCGCCATACACAGCCGCCACAAGAAGACCCGCACAGACCGCTGGCTGGAAAGCGTATCCGGGCATCTGGTAAAAGCGCCATCCGTCGCGCTGTGCCGTGAAGCGGCCATGCATGCACCAGAGACCCGCAGGGTAAACAGCGATATGCATATCAGCTTTAACGGCAGGCAGTTCAATGTGTCCCGCCTGGTGGCAATGGATCTGGTCTGTATCGGTGACTCCATCAGGGTGACGCGCAACCTGTTTAACCCGGACGCTGTTTACATCGTCACTGAAGGCGAGGACGGCTGGGACAAGTTCTATGAATGCCCGGTTGCCGACTACATCGAAGGCGACTTCTTCCGCACGGATTCCTGTGTGATTGGTGAGGAGTACCGCGCCCTGCCAGAGACGAAGGCGCAGAAGAACCTCAAAGAGGTTGAGATGTTGATAGCCAACTCCGACACACCGGTTAAACCAGAGGATATCCGCAAATCGAAGACGCTGCCGTTTGGCGGCAGGTTCAAACCGCTGACAGCACTCGATAACGAGTACCACCCTGATTACATACCGGTTAAGGGCGAGGACTCCCCACTGACACGCCGCCAGCTGGATATTCCGCCGATGAGCCACGTCAAAGCGTCGATGGCACTACGCACCCGGTTTGAGGCGCTGCGGCGCGAGTGGAACCCCACCCACTATCAGTACCTGGTGGATCATTACCCCGATGGCATCCCTGAAGAACAACTGGACGCCATCATGCAGGAACTGTTGACCATGAGCGACAGCGTCGTGGTCAGCCTGGCGGCAGGCAAATAGCCTTCCTTTATATGCATAAGAGGAGAATCACCTATGACACAGCAGACCCAACCCCTCGCTATCGCCGTTAAACGCGCTGTACGCCATGACCTGACGGTGCGTTTCCGGGAGAAGAACTACAACCTGCGCGGCATCCCGAACCTTGTCAGCGGCATGACCGTTACCATCACGCATTACGGTTGGTATCCGCATGACAGTCTGATAGTAAATTTCGTCAACAACGCGGGTGTATCAAGTGACTGGCTGGTCGGATGCGCCGACATGGCGACCGCAGCCTGAGAGGACTTAACGATGTTGCTACTGAAACAACAACTGAGACACCTGCACATCAGCCTGGCGGAAGCTGCCAGCGCTACAGGGGTATCAAAGCCTGCGATAGTGGATCTGATAAACCACGGGCGGTGGCCGCGTCGTAACCCCGAACAACTCAGGAAGCGGATCGCTGAACTGCTTGCGCTTCACAACGTGGACACCACCCACAGTTTTGATGAGGTCAGGCCGCAGGCAACAGCCATTACTCAGGTACAACAAACAACTGGAGAGGACAGCATGTTACTCAAAAAACAGACGTTAAGCCAGAAGGCGAAAAAAGCATTTAAGTTATTCACCAACCCGTTTGACGACACTGCCGTCCAGAGCGCCGCCGATATGTTTGTGACGCCGGATATACGCTATGTACGCGAGGTGATGTTCCAGACGGCCACACACGGCGGCATGCTGGCACTGTGGGGGGAATCCGGCTCCGGCAAGTCCACCCTGCGCCGTGACCTGATTGAACGCCTGCACCGTGAAAGTAGCGGCACGGTAGTTATCGAACCCTACGTACTGGCGATGGAAGACAACGATCGCACCGGCAAAACCCTGAAATCTGCCAGTATCGCCGAGGCCATTCTGCGCGCGGTCGCACCGGGAGAACGCCCGAAGCAATCGCCTGAAGCCCGGTTTGCACAGGTACACGCGGCCCTCAAAGCCAGCTATGACAGTTCTCAGTGCGGTCATGTGCTGATTATTGAAGAAGCGCACTCACTGCCGGTGCCAACCCTGAAGCACCTCAAGCGCTTTCTGGAGCTGGAACATGGCTTTAAGCGCCTGCTTTCCATCGTCCTGATTGGTCAGCAGGAGCTGCGCGACAAACTCAGTGAGCGCAATGCCTCGGTGCGCGAGGTCGTCCAGCGCTGCGAGATGATCCACCTGACGGCGCTGGATAATGACCTTGAAGCCTTTCTGGCGTTTAAGTTCGAACGGGCGGGCTGCGATGTTAACGGGGTTATCGACGAAAGCGGCATGCAGATGATTCGCCAGAAGATGACCGTCAAAGTCGGCAGAAACCCGAAAACCGGCAGCGATATTACCGCCAGCAACCTGTATCCGCTGGCTATCGGCAACCTGATGATTGCAGCCATGAATGAGGCCGCAGAGCTGGGTGTGCCGGTGGTTAACGGAGAAATTATTAAAAACCTCAATACACACATCCGCTAAGGGGAAAATATGTCAGATGTAAAACGCTATGAAATCACCTGGAATGCGCACGAGGATGCACCGGTATTAACCGTGGAGATCGACCACTCCATTTGTACCGATGCATTACTGCACCAGATTAATAACTTCTTTATTAACGCAGAAGACCGTTATCTGAACAGTGACTGCGACATTACCACCACAGTATTAAAAATGCTGGCAGCAGCCTGCTTTACCGAACAGACCGGCCCGACTGGTGACTGGAATGCACAGGGACTTATTGCCCTGTTTGAAGACGGTAATATGGAAGGCTGGCCACCAATGGACGGCAGTGAAGGTATTAAAATCCTGGGCTGTGATTCTCCTGGCGTATGTTACGACGACATGGAAGTTGAAGAGGTATCGTGATGCGCAGCCGCTTAATTATTTCCTGCGACAACAAACGTATTCAGGAGCAGATGGCACAGGTCGGTACTGCCATCGCGCAACTTACCGCGATGGGTTTTACCGCAGACCGTGTGGAAATGGACGGCTATCAGCGGCCCGATATTCGGGTGCATTACGACAACCGCTGCCGTCAGGAACAGGAACGGGGTAAAGCCGTTCGCTATGGCACCGGCAATGATGACCGGGGTAATTATGAGTGGTGGCAGATTCAGGTGAATAACTGCCGCGTAACGTGGGAGGTTCGATAATGAGCGATACAGTAAAAGTTGTTATCCAGGCAGAAGCCACCGCCAGATTCAGTAAAATAGTGGAGATGGAAAAGGCGGATTACGATAAATACCTGCAGATTTGCGAGGAATGGTCATCTGCCCGTGAAGTTGACGAACAGATAAAAGAAATCGCCTTTAAATATGATTTTTATGGTGACGGCGAAGATATTGAAGATATTAATGAACCCGAAAACATAGAGTTCGAATTAATTAAATAACCCCACTTAAAGGTAATTAAAAATGACAAAGAAAGCTTCGCGGCTTAAAGCTGCGGCGGCATCCTACACGCCGCAATCCAGAGAACAGGTCAGCGTTGATATTAAAAAAATTGGCGACATTCAGCGGGAATTAACCCGTATTGAGACGGATGCTAATGACCAGATAGCAATCATCATGAACCAGAACACCCCGAAGATTGAGGCGCTGCGGGCCGAGCTGGATGTTCTGCAGAAAGGCGTTCAGACGTGGTGCGAGGCCAATCGCAGCAGCATCACCAAGGGAGACTCCAAAACCGCTAACCTGATTACCGGTGAAGTGGCATGGCGAAAAAAACCGGACTCCGTCAACCTCAAAGGTGTTGAAATTGTTATTGAGACATTGAAGAAATTAAAACTCGACCGCTTTATTCGTCGTAAGGAGGAAGTTAATAAGGACGCTATTCTGGCCGACAGAGAAGCCGTGAAGGGGATTACCGGCATCTCTATTGCCTCCGGTAAAGAGACGTTTTCAATTACGCCATTTGAACAGGAAATTGAGAAATGAAATTCGACATTATTCAACACCTGCGCAAAAAGGCGGAGAAAGACATTAACCGCGCCATGCGCGCTGCTGAGTCCGGCAACGACCTTGAAGCAGCAAAGTTATTCATGCGCGCAGGCGGGACACTGATAACACTGGGACGCGGACTGGAGACAGAAATCAATGGCGACAAAACAGAAATACACTAATCGCGCGAAAGCAACCATCTGGAATAAAAGCATGCGTATGGAAACGGAAGGCTCAATACCCGGCGTGGCCATCATGTTGTTCGAGATGATTAACACCATTGAGGATAAAGAACAGGCACTGGCACAAATGCATCAACGCCTTGATGAATGCAAAGAACGGGAGGCCGCCAATGCTGACGTGCAAACACTGCAGAAAGGAGACTGAATACCTCGATCCGGTTCAGGCCAACATTATGCAGTCTCCTGTCGATGATGCCTGGGTTATTGATCTGATACTGGCCTGCCCGCACTGCGGGCAGAAATTAAACGCCTTCCCGGCAGTAATGGACTTTAAACTACTGGAACCACCAGATGAAAACGATGATTAATTTTTCACGCATTAAATCTCGTCTGCTCTTTGAATGGCAGGCAACTAAAAAAGCCAGCCGTGACGCATTGCCGGAGATGATTAAAACATTAACCAATGGCCTCACGTTTCTCATATACGCCTTTTTTATTAGCGCCGGATTAGTACTGGGCTTTTTCTTCATCATATCTTTAATGCAGAGGTAATTATGCCGTCACTTAAAGGTTGTGTAACCGATACATCAAATAGCATCAAACTTACCGACAAAGAAAAACTGGAAAACACCATTCAGGACATGCTGAAGGGGTTTAATTACTACACCAGCAGCGTGATGACGGTTATTGGTAAAACCAAAAAACAGGTTATTACGTTGACCATTCATAGCCGGAATAACTATGAAAATGAGTTCAACCAGGATTTTGACTGTATTGAGAGTAATGATATTTGCCTGTCTACAGATGGTTCTGATGCACCACCCAGAGAATAAGGGAATAATTTATGGATGAGAATAAAGAAAAAGCCATCCGACGCCTTAAAAAGCTGATGGCGCTGACTGGTTCGTCTAATGCCAATGAAGCCTCCGCCGCACTGGCTCGCGCACAGAAGCTGGCTGACGCACACGGCATTACTCAGGATGATATTGACCTCAGTGATATTAATGAATCCATCTGTGATTACTGGCCCGTTGGGGCCTGTAATCCCCCGCACTATATGGCGTACCTGCTGCAGGTTATAAAGGACGCGTTTGGGGTGGATTGTATTCTGCTGGGTGGTTGCGGCGTCAGCTTTTACGGCTTATATAACCGACCGGAACTGGCGGCATACACATTTGAAGTATTAGGCCGTCAGTTAATTAAAGCCCGCAAGGGCTTTATTAAAACGCAGAATAAACGCATTAAAACCAGCACCAAAACCGCACGCGGTGACAAATTCGCCGAAGGCTGGATCATTGCGGTGCTTAATAAAATTGAGAAGCTGGCCAGAACCGCCCATGAGGTGGAACTGGCCGAGCGCTGGCTGGAGAAGAAATACACCCGCACCGTTACGCGCAATGCCCGCGAGTCGGGCAAAACCCGCGAGTCGGGCAAAACCCGCGATAACGACAACGCCCGAAATAGCGGCTATCTCGAAGGCAGAAAGGCCGGTCTTCATCATCCCGTCAACGGGCAGGAACAGGCGAAGTTAGGAGTCTCATCATGAACAATATTGGAATATCACCAGCCCGCATTCAGGAAATAGCAGATCTGAATGCCAGACTGGAACATATCCAGAAATGCACTGCTATTACCTTTACAGGCGAAACCGTTATGCACCATTCACTGGTTGCAGAAATCATCCGGGCAATGACTGACCTGGCTGCACCATGTCTGACACTGGCGCAGCAGAAGCCCACAGCCTTTACTGACAGTGACGAACTGGCAGAAATGAACGCCGGTTCGTATGCCTCAATGTTTAATCCTGAATGGTGCAGCACGCAGCGCGACTCTCGATGGCAACCACTTTACGCCATGCCGTTCCCGGCCTTCATGTTGATTAATCGCCTGCAGATTGCACTGGCCCGCATGCTGGCTATGCATGAGATGGTCATGAACAAAACCAACATTAAAGCCAGTTTTTATGATGCTGACTGCATACGGGAAATGAACGAAGCCCCGATACAGGCCCGGCGCGTGCTTCTGGATATAAAGGATGGTGCCGCATGAAAACAAACAGAACCAGACTCATCCAGTTTATTCATATCGCCAAAAGCCAGCTGGGTATTGATACCGACACTTACCGCCAGATGCTTCTGTCTATTACTGGCGAGACGTCAACCAGCGTTATGAATCCCGGCCAGCTCAATAAAGTTCTGGCCGCCATGAAGAAGAAAGGGTTCAAAGTAAAACCCGCCAGCAAGGCGCGCACAACGCGCTCACTGGCGGATTCTCCACAGGCAAGAAAGTTGCGGGCGCTGTGGCTGGAGATGTACGCTCAGGGCTTTGTGCGCGACAGCTCGGAAGAGGCCCTGTGTCGGTGGGTTAAGCGGGAAACCGGCGTTGACGGACTGCAATGGCTGGAGCCGGAACTGGCCAGCGATGCAATTGAGAAGCTCAAGAACTGGCAGGAACGGGAACTGAAAAAATTACGGGGTGCAACGTGAGCATCACTACACAGGGAAAATTAATGGGCGGCATCCGGGAGGCCGCCTTCTCCGTCCTTTCCCGGAACGGCTTTTCGGCTGCAGTTGCCAATACAATCAGCGTAGCCATCGTCAGGCAACTCACTTTCGCCTGGGAGGGAAATACCATCTACATAACCAAAACGCCAGACCATGAGGTTATGCGACGCAATCAGCGCATCTTCGATGAGTTTAAGGGGAATAACCACGACGCGTTAGCTGAAAAATTTGGCGTGTCCATCCAGTGGGTATACAGCATTGTTAAGGACATGAGGGATGAATACATAAAGCGTCACCAGCCGGATATGTTCAGCAACGATGAACCCGACAACAGCGATATCAGTGATTTTATTCGGGAACAATTTAAAACCCTCGGTGACATCATGGACCATTCGGCGTACTGCCTGCGACAGCAGATACCTGATATCGGTGAAAGCGAGGCGCTGGCCATTGGCAGGGAGATAGCCTACCTGACCTCAGAACTTCGCAAGGGACAATCAGCGAACATCAAGAAAGAGAAGAATGTTTCTGATGAGGCGCAAGCTGATATGTTCGGTGATGGATAAATTAAAGCGGTTTAAAGGCGTCGGCGCTGACGGGCTGGCAATATGAAAGCACGGTGGATTTTCCAGCGTGCTTTTTTGTCTGGCATAGCGATTTCCCTCGTATAGCTGAGCCGGAATCCGGGCGATGAAATGTCTTGATAAACACGAGGTCAGGGGGTTAAATGTTGACTATATATCAGCCACTCAATGGTATGAAAATGATAAAATTTCAGGATATCAGAAATAAATACAATGAAGTTGTACAGCTTCAAAAAGAGGAAAATGAGCGTCTGCGACAAGTTGCTGAGATGGTCATGTGTCATTTTGAAAACTCTTTAGCCCTTGAGCAACCAACATGGACAAACTTAGATGGTGATCAAGCAAACAAGTATGTCTTTATCTCCACTGACAGAGGGGGAGTAAAAACTCAGGCAGCCTTACATGAGCTAACTCCTGATACTCGGGGAATACTTTCATTTTTCATCGGGCTTACAGTGGATAAATCGCCAATATCCTTCCCTAAAGTGAACTTGTTCACCAAGTTATCATTGTGCTGTAATGGAAATGGATTCACGGCGACAGTTGGTGATGGTCTGTTTGAGACGGAGCTGAGTGCCATACCAACAGAGTCAGAATTGGCTGGTATATCTGAAGCCACTAAACGTGCGATGCTTTGCGACCTTGATAATTGCACCCCAAAAAGATGA